GCTATTGCTTTAACAGTAATGTTTTGCTCGTTAGTGTTGTTAGCTAGGGTGTTTCTAATTTGAAATGTATCCCCAGCATTCATTTGAACTGAAGCACTGGCAGAACTTCGATTTCCCAAAACATTGTTGGAAGTATCGAATGCTAGTTCTATTGTTGTCCCATTTTTAAAAATCCCTGGAGCTACTGATGCAGCGCCAGCTGCCCTAAATGTGGCGTTGATATCTACGTAGCATGGTCTAGATACTGTGTAGGTCCCGGTTCCGCTGTTGTATGTGTACAAGCCAGACCCTACTTCTCGAGAGAGAGCTCCTGTGATTGCGCCTAATCCAAAAGTTGCAGATTGGATTAGTTCTGTTGATTGTGCAGAAACGTTGTTAACTTTTTGTAGTACTGATGGGCTGATAACTACATCATCCCACAATAGCTCTTCTGAGCCTGTGGCGTGTGTTAGTACTTGGAATCCGAATTTTACTTCTGCGCAGTCTGATGGACAGAAGAAAGTGAAATTAAATTCTTTGGCGATGTTGTCTACGCCAGAAGACTGCTCTAGAAGCTCTAGTCCCGATGTTAAAATTGCACTATTTGTATTATCTTTAACTACTGCCGCAATATCGTTATCTGCACCGTCATATTTATACTGAAATTTAACTGCTAGGGATCTTCCTCTATAGCCTTGTGGGATTGCAATTGCATCAGATGACACATAGTCATCATCAGAGTCTCCAGCCACAGCGTCTAAAACTAGTTTAAAAGAACTATCACCTCTAATTAAGTCAGTAGCGGTAGAACTTAAACTAAATACACCTTGAAGTGTACCACCACCATCAAAAGTTGTATTATTTCCAGTTGTAAAATCTGATACAGATACAGGCGCTTCAGCATTTCCTTTTTCATAGAAATTTAATTCTCCTCCAGATCCTCCTGATCCGACAGGAATTTCATTACCTGCATCATCTAATGTATATAATTGACCATCTGTTTTTGGATAAAGTTTTTTATCTCCAGAAGCAGGTGTAGTTGGTGTAGATGCTAGTTCTTGTAAAGTAATAGCGTCAGTAAAAGTTTTATTAGACAAATCCTGAGTATCAGTAGTTCCTACTACATTCCCTGTTACTCCATGAACTCCTGTAGCTAAGGGAATATGTGTGTCTAGATTACCATCAACTTCATCGATGGCAGCTTGAGTATCAGTAGCAGTTAACCCAGAAGTAGAGTTATCATAATCAACCTGATTCGCATCATAGTCTGAGGCAGCAGGAACTACAGCGCCAGTTCTACTGTTAAATGAATTTACATATGTAGCACCTTCGATAGTGTCTACACGTCCTTCAACCTCGTCAATTGCAGCTTGTACATCTGTAGCAGTTAATCCAGAAGCAGCATTATCAAAATCTACTTGATTTGCGTCATAGTCACTGGCTTGAGGAGTCACAACACCAGTTCTAGTATTAAAAGACTCTACATAAGAACCCTCGATAGTATCTAGTCTTCCATCATTTTCGTCAATTGCATCTTGGACATTGGTAGCAGTTAGACCAGAAGCAGCGTTGTCATATTGAATTTCAGAAGCTTCGTCTTGTCCTTCTAGACGAGTGTCAATCTCATCAATAGCAGCTTGTAAATCAGAAGCAGCTAGACCTGATGTTGTATTATCGTAACTAATTTGATCAGCATCTGTTGTTACTGTGTTAGTTCCAGTAGCTGCTGTTCCATCAATCGTTTTATTTGTAAGTGACTGTGTTCCATCTTCTGAAACTACGCTTCGCGTAGCAGCATCATCTTGGTATTGAACCTTTTTAGTAGAATCATCATATTTTACTTCACCTTCTTCTGTCAGTGCAGTAGTATCAGGAGATAATCGAATTCCTTTTATAAATCTACGTCTTTTAGTGGTCATATTTATTCCTTTTCGATAAATTTAAAATTATGTCTACATTTTATATTATTTAAAGATCTTCTAATGCTATTCTCATTTATATTTAATTTTCTACTAGCCTCTAATATTGAATTATACCAAGTTTTATTATTTACGCAATATACTTCTCTTCTTTTTTGAGATAATGCTATTTTTTTTCGTGTTTCAGGGCTATGTTTAGGTCGATTTGTAAAAGTTCTTTCTTTTTTATAAAATATAAAATCAGAATTTAAATATCTAAATTTAAATTGTTTATGTCTTGATCTTTTACCATTTAGGCACAATGATATTTTACTCTGGTCAATATTTAATTTATTTGCACATTCACTTTGAGTGTCAAATTTACCTATAAATTCATCATTTAATGTGTACACTAAAAAAGGTTGACCTCCTTTTATTTTTGACATTTTTAATTTATCTTTTTTCCGATGTCTATATCCTAACTGACTTCCTGCTTTTTTAGCTATATTATAATAAGGACTTAATTCATTTATATATTTTTGTTCATTTATTATACATTTTTTAGGTTCACATTCTTCTATAATTTCAAATTTAAATGCATTTTTAGAAAATGTATTCCAATCTTTTTGTAATTTATAGCTATGATGTTTATTTTTTAATAATTCTCTTTTATGAATTCTAAATCTTTCTTTAAATCCTAATTCGCTAGAGGTACTTCCGATATAAAATCTATTATTTATCGTATTAATAATTTTATAAATACCTGTTTTCACATTACTCCTTATGGTAAGTCAATTGTCTTAGCCTCAAATCTAATAATAGATGAGACATGATTAGTTAAATCACTTGTTGTATATTGGAATTGTCCACTATTTTGAACACTTATATCAAAGCCTGAGTCATTTCCATCAGTTTCTACAGAAATAACAAACTCTGTTCCATTATATGATCCTAGGATTCTACCAGCTTCTGTAACAGTAGAAGCTCCTGCATCAAATGTACGAATTACTAAGTATTTAATATCAATAGCTTGCACTTCGCTTACATCGAAATTTAAACCTGGAATATTTGCTGGGGTAGTTTGATTGTTTATTAGAGTAGCAGAAGTCGTAATAATGTCATTGGGACCTTGTACTGTTTGAAGAGCTTCTGTAACCGCTGTGGCCCATTCTGTCGCTTCTTCTCCCCAACCAGCTTTATCACCTTGTTCAGGATACTCGAATACAGTTGAACCAATTTGTAGATTTTTTGGCATTTTAACTCCTGCAATTATATTCTCTATAAATAGTTGTTAATAACGTGATTTAAGTAGGTTAAAAAAGGAAGGGCAGCGTGAAACTGCCCTGTGACCTTTTTAGCTTAATCTAGAATTGATTAAGATTCAATGAATGTTAGAAGAGTGCTAGTTCCAGGCTGTGAACAGAACAAAGCTTGGTCAGTGTAAGCACGCATCTCGTAAGCGTTAGCATTCTCAAGAAGTTTCAAGAACTTACCTTCGAATCCAGGCTGCTCAAGAGTTACATCTGTAGAACCGATACGAGTGAAACAGCTCATTGGAAGAACGTAAGCAAAACCTTCTTTACAGTAGATAGATGAGTGAATCTCGATCATACCATTTTGTCCGTAGAAAGTAAGAGCTTTAGAACCATCTTCGAGCTTAGAGCTATCGTATGAGCTGTCGTAGCGACGCTTAGCAGTTTGCTCAGTTAGAAGGTTTTTCCAAGAACGTGGGTTACAAAGAACTACAGCATCCTCATCAGCAAGACCTTTTTCCATAGCAACAGCTACAGCTTCTTCGATCTTAGCAAAAGAAAGAACAGCTTCACCACCAGAAAAGTTAGTACCAACTTCAACGGTGTTACCACGCCAAAGTGAGTAAACACTAGCATCGATGTTGAAAAGAGAACCACTGTTAGTGATAATCTTGTGAATACCAGCAAATTCTTTACTGTAAGCACCAGCGTAGAAGATAACATCAGTAGCAACAGTTCCAGCAGGAACAGCATCAATATCAACTTCTTTAGTTTCAAGAGAAACAGCAGTTACCTCAGCTTCACCACGAAGAGCACCAGCAGAAGAACGAATCTCGATAGGCATTTTTTCAGCACCAGACCAGATACCAGCAGCCCACTCATGATCTTCGATCTTAAGAGTGTTAGAAGTAACTGACTCGATGATACCGATACCACCATCAGCCTGTCCGTACATTAGTTGTACTTCAAGACGACGAGCAAAAGACTTAAGCATGTTCTCGACGATAAGCTTAGAAGCTTGAATAAAGGCATTTTTACCTTTAGAGCGAGAAACAGCTCCAACAGAAAGATAAGAACGAAGAACCATCTCGTGTCCACGAATTTGAGCATCTTCGTGAGTAGAAGCTACACCATTACGTAGAGCGAAAGCAGTTCCGCCAGATCCACCATAAGTAAACAATTTTGTTATCGTAAAAGTTTTTTATCTTCTACTTCTTATAGTTTCCTATAAGTTCAGCATATCTTTTCATCCCTTGTTAAGGGAGTTGCGATCTCTTGGAGACATTATATTCTGATTTACAGTTTCAGTCTCTATGCGTTGCACCGCCATAGACTTTTTACTTTCTATGATTAGGTCAGGATTAGCATTATTGACATATTCAAATATATAACCTTTATGATGAGATCTTTTACCATAAATAACAGCACTAATTAAAGATGGATTAAAGTTATATTCACGACCTTGAGTTACATAGTCTAAATAAATAACTTTTCCTGTTTCTTTATGAGTGCCTTTTACTGGTCTAGATCCCATTTGTCGGGAAATATATAATTTTTGATCTTTACTTCTTTTTAAGCCTTTAAGTTTTGGAACAGATTTTCCTGTCTTAGATTTACTAATCTTATCTTTTATTTCTTGAGACATTTCTGTGATTCCTCCGCCACCATTAGTTAAATTATAACCATAACCTAAAAATGTATTTAGCTTTGAAATCCAGAACTCTTCTTTTTTATATAGCTCTTCTTTTGAGTGTGCTATATCTAATTCTTCAATGATAAAATTTTCTTTTCCATACTTCTTAATTGCTCTTTGAACTGCAGATCTTTCTATTATAGCCTTATTAAGATGAGCTTGAAATCTTTCTTTCAAACTTTTAGTAGTTAAACCTACGTATTTCTTCTGATTTAGAAGATTCGTTATTACGTAAATTCTACCATAAATGTTGTTTATTGATTCTTTATTCATCTTATTTAGTATATAATATTTTTACTTTTTTGTCAACTTTAGCCTTCCCTGTATTCTCGCAATTTTCTTTCAATCTATTACTAGATTGTCACGGCAATACTAAGGTGGATTAGTTTTGTTTACCGTGCTCTAATCCTAATGTGACAGGTTGGTG